TTAGCTAGCATTATTGGAAACATTAGTGAGCCTCATAGTGTTTTCTAATTTATTAAGCTCACTCCAGTCGGTGCTGGAGTTGATCCATCGGGCATAAGTTGTGAGCAGCATCTGCACGCTGTGACCCAGCTGAGTTGCAATAAACGCGGAGTTCATCCCCGCCATAAGGCACATGGTGGCGTATGTGTGTCGACAGTTGTATTGCCGGCGGGCGCGAATCTTCAATTCAGATAGCGCCGCTTGGAAATGTTTGTCGGTGACGCTCGACTGCTGGATGAACTCGAAATTCTTCGTAGGTGGAAACACATAGGGCGACTTCGCCTGCTTCCTACGGCTTTGTTTCGCACGTTGTTCCGCGATTTGCTCCGCGACCCCAATGGCATGCATCGCCCGGCTGTTGAGCATGACTTGCCGTTCATTGCGGGTTTTGGTGCGCTCCTCAATCTTATAGTCCGCGACGATCCGACACACGGTGGCTAAGCGTTTCTGCTTGTCTACCTCGTCCCACCGTAGTGCCGCTATCTCGCTAGGGCGCATGCCGGTATAGAAGGCGAACTCGAAGTAAGCCGCATAGATCCGCATCGAATGATTTAGCGAATTATAGAGGTGTTCAATGATGGCGTTGGCCTCTGCCACCGTGAATGGGTCGATGGGCTTTTTCGTTTTCACGGGAAGCTCGATGGAATCGACAGGGTTGCGATTAATCAGGCCATCTTTGACCGCAGTGCTGAAGACTGTTGTGAGTCTCTGAATCGCCGAGCGCTTAACGCCCGGCGATTTCCATTCAGTGCTGGCTACGATTTTGCGCAGCAGCACCGAGGTGATGCCGTCGACGGGTAGCAGGGCTAAGTGAGGCATCCAGTACAGATTGAGGGATGCCCGGTAGTTCTTGCGGGTGCCTGCCACGACCTCCCGACTGTTTAACCACTCCTGGGCATACTCCCCGAAGCGGGGAGTAGCCGAGTAGGTGGAGTAGGTGGAGTTGGGAAACAGCTCGGCATAGCGTTGATCGTTAAGAACGCCATGCTTGATCAGGCTAGTTACGTTAGCGCGTAGATCGGATGCCGCTTTAATGCCTTTCGGTGTCTGGGGATAGGGGAGGGTTTCGCAACGGCGTTGCCCGTTCCAGGTGAAGCGAATCCTGACGGACTGGCCGACAAATTCAACTCCGGTGGGCAATCCCATTGGCTTTCGAGCCATGCCTCGTATCTCCTGATGCTGTAATAGATGCGGTTGTCGATGGTGTTCCAGACGCCTTTAGGGATGACCCCTCTGGCTCGTTTGCCCTGCAGTGCTCGGCGGGTCGTACCGACCAGCTCGGCCATTTTGTCCTCGGGAATCTTGTCCACTTGGTACAGCAGCGGTGGCGGATCCGCTGCGGTGTCGAAGTGCGTATACCCTAAGGCAGGCTGCGCGGGCGGGCGGGGCTGAGCTATCAGCGTGGCTTCAGGTGCTGCTGCCCAGCGCAGCCTTTCGTGGGGTATAAGTGCCTCGGCGGTGGCTTGGAAAGAAGCAGTAATGCCTGCTGCTGCGCAGCAGAGACTGTTGTTTACAGGCGCGTCGACCCAACTGGCGCTGCGGAGCAAAGCGGGCTGGGTTTGGGGGGTGTCCTGTTCGTGCTTCATGCCGCTTTCCTCCGGTGCTCGATAGCGAGTTGGTCCATCAGACGCTGGTTGTAGGTGAGTCGAGCTTCTGTGGGGGACCATGGCCGAATGCGTTCGGGCGCAGCCTCAACGCCGTCAAGGCAATCCCAGGGGGCTGGGTCGGGTGGCATCAGGTCTCGGCGTTCGGTAGCAAGGGCGATCAGATCGGCTTGGCGCACGATTGAGGGGAGTTCAACCTCCAAGCCAAAGCGCTCGCAAACGCGCCCCCATATGACGTCCTCGAAGCCACGGTAATAAGGCATCCACTCTTTAAGCGGCCGAGTCATGTCGCCCAGGTACGCCTCGGTGGCGTCGTGGAGGAGGGCGGCGAGCTTGTGCTCGGCCGGCACCAGATCTGCAACCAGGCAACTGTGCTGGGCCACGCTGTAGAACTCGCGGGTGTGGCCGTTGAACCGGCACAAGTGAGCGAGCGAGTGCGCAATGTCTCGTGGGTCGATCATGTCGACATCCGGCTCGAACAGGTCAAAGTGTTTGCCAGTATGCGTGAGGATCCAGTTCATGCTGCCTCCTTGACCAAGTCAGCGAGCAGCAGGGCGTTTTGGGTGTCCTTGTGCAACCTGCGCAGGGCGTCGTAGCCAATCAGCTGCGACAGTTGCCGGTCGAACTCTTTACGGAAGCGAGTCACTTCGCGCAGTTCGGCGGTGGCTTTGGCGTGTTGCTGATGCAGCACGCCGGCGTCTTGAGGTGAGAGGCGAAGCATCGGACTATGACGGCTCATGCTGCGCCCTCCACTTTGACCTGTTCCAGCAGAGCGGCCATGCCCAGTGCTTTTTCGCGAAGGTCGAGTGCTTGCTGTGCCTGGGCCTTCGAACTCATGGCTCGGAAGGTGTCTGAGGCCAACCTCAATTTCTCGGCGATCTGCAGGAGCGTTAGGCGCTCTGGAGTACCGAAAGCTTGGCTTTCTCTCAGCCGTTTCGCATGGGCTGCCAGGTGCTTGTGATCGGCGCGGATGAATTGGAGGGATGCCTCCAGCTCACGAATGGTTTTCGCGTTGGCGGCGCGTTCATCGTTTGTGCCCTCTTCGATGCCTTCGACGCGGCCGTCAATGAGCCCGCCTCGATAGCCGGTCCAATAGATGAGGGCCGCGCCGAGTATCAGGCCGATCAATGCGCAGATTTGAATTGCAGTCATGTGGTGTGCTCCAGGTGGGTGTGTGGCTGGTGGTGGCAGCCGTTGCGGTTAGGCTTCTTCGGTTGCGTCGGCCTGGGCCTTCGCGTGGATTTCGTCGGCCTTGTAGGCCTGGATATCGATCAGTGCCGCGACGTGGCGGATGTGCGCGTACTTTGGTGCCTTGCGGCTGCTGTCCAGCGTGGTCACGGGCAGTTGAATGCGGCCGCTGGTGATTTCGGCTGCAAACGACTGTTCGTTGAGGTTGCGGAAGTACTGCACGCGCAGCTTTTCGAGGGGGATAAGCACGTCGCCAAAGGTGCGATACAGAAGCTCGACGGTGGCCGTCTCCGGTGCTGGCATCAGGCGCAGCGGGTTTTGAGGCTGGCTAGTCATGAGGCTTTGGGCTCTCCATGCGTTTGTTTCGGGCCGGGTGATTCCAGGCGTTGAGGCAATGGCGTTTGGTCAGCTCGCGCAGATGCTCCGGCACCTCAAGGAGCGCGGCATTGCGCTCCTCTCGGGTGCGTAGGGCGATGATCTGGCGGGCATATTCCCTAGGCCACGTCACGGTTTTCTGCCGGAATGGCAGGAAGGTCGAGGCCCAGTTGTTCGGCCAGCCAGGGAATGCCAGCCTGCCGAACCCGCGTTGATTGGCTGTATTGCATGCCAAGCGAGTCGTGGTACCAATTGCTGTCCTTGACCCGCAGATATTCACGATCACGAACGGGAAACGCCGGCAGGTTGCGGTCGGTGAGCAGGCCCTTCTCACGCATGAGCTTGATCAGTGCTGGGCGAGTCAGGCCGAAGTGCTTGGCGGTCTTTTCGAGGTTGCGCTCCATGGCTTACCCCCTAAGCTGCGTGCGCGGCGGGTGTCGCCAGCGCTGCCAAGTGGTTAATGGATTCGCAAACCTGCTCGTACATTTCTACGTCGGTGCCGTACACGGTGAAGCACTTGGTGCGTGGGCTTTTGACGCCGATGCTCATGACTATGGTGATGCCCGGGCGTGTCCGGGTCCGGTGCACTGCTAGCCGTATCGGCAGTTCAAAGCCGAGGTCCAGGTCGATAAACCCGCCCGTGCATACCAGCCTGAAAACTTGTTCGCGCTGCTGGGCGCTGAAAGCGCCGTACTCGCGCTCAGCATGTCGTACCGGATGCGATTCGCCATTCGGATCAAAAGGGCCGTTGACGATCTCCTCAACGAAGTCGGCCAGCTTCAAGTGAGTTTTCTTGGTGTTGGGTAAAATCAGCGTGTGGCGTTCTGAGCCCAGCTCAACGGTGAAGGTGCTGTCGTCCTTATTGCGTTCAACCTTCAACCGAAAAGCCAATACATCGCGTCGAGGCGTTGACCGTAGGGTGTGGTTGAAAATCCCGCTCAGGTTCACCTGGGCACTGAGCAAGGTAAGGGTGCGGTTGTCGATCTTGAATTTGCTCATGCCGCCCGGCCTCCGTCGTTTGGATCGAAAGAGGTCGGTGCGGTACGAGCCTGTGGTTTGGGTTTGGACGGAATGAAGGTGCAGCCGTGGCTGCGGGCCAAACGCCTTACCTCGAAGATGCGGAATGTATCGGCTACAGCTGGATGGACGTGCAGAGATGCTGTGGTGTGCATGGTTGTGCCTCGCTCTGTGGTGGAAGAGTGAGGCAAATATCACGTGTCGTGTTGATCAAGTCAACACGAAATGTGATTATTTTTGTGGTTCGTGAGTAAACCGTGATGATTTGAGGATTCCACCTACTAGGTGCACCTTCATCACCTCGTGCTGGTCCAGATGCAATGGGCTGTGATCCTGATTGACGCTGTCGAACCTATACACGCCGTCTCGCAAATAGATGTACTCCTTGATCATCGAGCGGCCGTCGTAGGTCTGGACCATGACCTCGTCGCCCGTGACATAAGCTTTATTTGGTTCGATAAGCACGTACTCTCCGCTTTTGATTCGCGGGTGCATGCTGTCGCCGATTACTCTCAGGCCATATGCGTTTGGATCATCGCTGAAGATGTGCAGATAGCCATCGCCATGCCCCACTGGGAAATCTAAGGCTTCAAAATAGCCGTCCATCCCTAGTTTTGCTGTGCCTACCACTGGCACCACTCCTGTCTTGGCGGGGCCTATCAGCTTTGCCGCCCCATCCGAAGAGTTCGACATAGGCGCCGATGCATCTTCTCGTGCTGCAGAATCATGTTGTGTTGAGTTCGTGCCGTTAATGAGTTCAGCGACCGTCACCCCTAATGCAGGTGCAAGGAGGGTCAAGTCCATCAGGTTGGGTTCCCTGAGGTCGCTCTCATAGTTCCCTATTCGAGATTGTGACGACCAGCCGCAGATTTCCGCTAAAGCCTTCTGGCTGATGCGTTTCTGTTTTCTGAGTCGCTTGATGCGTGAGCCTAAAGTATCCATGGAGGATTTTTAACACGTAATGAAATGTTTTTTTCTCACTTATCGTGTTGAGATAATCACGTAACGTGTTACTCTCTCCGCCGTCTACAGGAGTCGTTCCATGAACAACATTGCACGCCTCAGAAAAGAGGCCGGAATTAAGCAAAGAGACCTGGGGCAGGCCCTGGGTTGGACGCAGGCTCGCTTGAGCAATTACGAGTCCGGTAACCGGATGCCTGGATTAAGCGATTGCCGTGCGATCACTGCTGCACTTAACCAGCTTGGCGCCAGTTGCACACTGGATGATGTATTTCCTCCGGAGCCTATTGTGGCTCTTGCTGCTTAGAAAAAAGGCGACCCAAAGGTCGCCCAGTTCCTCCCGGCACGCACCACCACAGCGCTGTCGGGTCGCGATAAAGGTAGGCGGGCACACCACATGCAAACCACCTCTCCTTATCGCGCTTTCCCAAGGCTCGGAAGCCTTGGTGTTGCTGCCTTCTCCACCACAGATTGGGCAGCTGTTGCGCCAGGGGTGAGCAACGGATTGCTCGCCCCGGCACGGTGCCGGTGTCGATCCCGAAGATCTATCCGGCGTTTGGGCCCTTTCAAGCCACGCGGCAAATGTATCACCACTGCATGTCGCGCGGCACTGGCAACTTATAAGGATTAATGCCATGAGCCGAATCGCTCTGAGTTGCGCCGAACGAGCACAGCGGGAAGTCCTGCCGCTCGATTTGGCGCTTTACCATGCCGCAAGGGACTACCCAGGCGGCGCCGCTGCAATCGCCGCCACCACCGGCCGAAACCCCACCACGCTGCAGCACAAGCTGTCCCCCACGCACCCCAGCCACTCGTTGAACATCCAAGAGTTTGGCGAGATCCTCGAACTCACCAAGGACAGACGCATCCTGGATGCGGTGCATGCCTTGGTCGGCGATACGATCTGGCATGACCTGTCTGAGGTGTACACCACTGACATGCCGGAAACCCTGACAGTCGGCCTCGCTGAGTATTTTCGGCAGGTGGCTGACCTGGCCGATACCTGGGCCAAGAGCATTGGCGACGGTGTGGTTAGCGATCACGAGCTTGCAGCGATCCGCCTGCAGGTGTTTCGAGGTATCCAGGGGCTGCTGGGCTTGTTCAACCGCGCCACGTACGTCAATCAAACAACGCGGGGTAATGGCCGTGGCTGATATTGCTGATTTCGCCAATGATCTGGTGCAGGAGCGAATTGATCAGGCGCTTGCTGCTCGCAGTGCGTTCAAGCCGGCGTTGCCTGGGCATTCCTTGTTGTTCTGTGAAAGCTGTGACGATCCGATCCCAGAGGCGCGGCGATTGGCCCAGCAGGGATGCACGCAGTGTGTGACCTGTCAGTCCATCGATGAGATGCGGGAGGCTCGTCATGCTCGATGACGTGCTGAATCAATTCGCGGACTTCGGTCTGGAGCCCGCGCAGCCGCTGATTTACGGCAAGCTGACCCGATGCAAGACCGCCCTGGATAAGGGCAAAGAGAAAAACGGGTGGTACGTTCTACACGAGCACCACACCGAGAAGGGCGAAACCTTGATCTTCGGTGCGTTCGGCGACTGGCGTACAGGAGAAACGCAAAAGATCAAGGTGAAGCCCGGCCGGATGACGCCTGAAGAGCGTGAAGTCATGCGCGCTCGTCAGGAGGAAGCCAAGCGCAAGGCCGCCGAAAAGGCTGCCAACGCTGCACGTCGAGCGGCTAACCGTGCTGCTGGGTTGTTTAAACGCATGCCCGAGAAAGGCCGTAGCGCCTATCTGGATCGAAAGCAGATCGTTGGCCTAGGCGTTCGTTATGCTCCGCGCTCCGGCGCGGTTTTGGTGCCCATGCAGAACGCTCGGGACCAGATTGTCGGGCTGCAGGTGATATTCCCCGAGAAGCAAGAGGAAACCGGCCGGGACAAGTCTTATTGGCCCTACGGGATGTCGAAAGAGGGGGCTTTCCTCTTGATTGGTCCGCACCCGGAGCCGGGCGAGCCGATACTCGAATGTGAGGGGTACGCCACCGGCATCAGCCTGCATATGGCGACGTCGCTCACGGTCGCGGTTGCCTTTGATGCGGGCAATCTGCTGGCTGTTGCCAAGATCATGCGTGAGCGTTTTCCGGGGCGCCCGATCATCATCTGTCGAGACGACGACTGGAAGACCACGCGCCCGAATGGCCAGCCCTGGAACCCTGGTGAAGAGAAGGCCAATAACGCGGCTACGGTTGTGGGTGGTCAGGTAGTCGGCCCGATCTTTTCGGGTGAGCGAGAGGACAAGTGGACCGACTTCAACGACCTACATTGTGCCGAAGGTTTGGAGGCGGTGCGTCGGCAGGTGCTTGCGGTGGTCAAGCCTCCTGCAGCGGGTGGCTGGAAAGACCGATTGGCCCGTACAGAAAACGGCATGCTGATCGCTCACATGCAAAACGTGGAGCTGATCCTCAGCAACGACGAACGCTGGGCCGGTGTGATCGGCTTCAGCGCTTTCAGCTCGAAGATCGTCAAGCTGCGTGCCGCCCCGTATGGCGGTGGCGTCGGTGATTGGGCCGACATCGATGACATGCTGGTGATGAAGTGGCTCGCCCAGCAGTACAACTTGCGGGTCAAGGCCAGCAGCGTGATCGAGGCGGTGAGCGTGGTCGCGCATGACAACGCATTTCATCCAGTCCGCAATTATCTCAACGGCCTGGAATGGGACCGAGTGCCACGGCTCGATACCTGGTTGACGGACATCATGGGTGTTGCCCCTTCGGACTACAGCTCGAAGGTCGGTAAGCGCTGGATGGTCTCGGCGGTCGGCCGGGTGATGCAACCGGGCTGCAAGGCTGACTCGGTGATGATCCTCGAAGGCGCGCAGGGCGCTGGTAAATCCACGGCCATGTCGGTGTTGGGTGGTGACTGGTTTATGGATACCCCCTTCGCCCTGGGCGACAAGGATGGGTTCCAGGCCATTCGCGGCAAGTGGATCGTGGAGCTGGGGGAACTGGACAGCTTCAACAAGGCCGAGTCCACCAAGGCAAAGCAGTTCTTCTCGGCCTCGACCGACACCTACCGCGAGAGCTATGGCCGCAGAACGATGGACGTGCCACGCCAGTGTGTTTTCGTGGGTACGACGAACCAGGATGAGTACCTGAAGGACGCCACCGGCAACCGACGTTATTGGCCGGTCGCGTGTACCAAGGTTGAGTTGTACAAGCTGCGCGAGATCCGCGACCAGCTATGGGCCGAGGCGATGTTTTGCTATCAGTCTGGTGATATCTGGTGGGTCAACCGGGAGGAGGCGCCATTGTTCGCCGAGGCCCAGGAAGAGCGCTTTGTGGTGGATGAGTGGGAAGGCCCGATTCTGGATTGGCTCGAGGAGTCTCAAATTGGCGAGACCGCGACCGGCACCGACATTCTGCAGGGGGCTTTGAAACTGGACTTCGGTCACTGGGGCAAACCGGAGCAGATGCGGGTTGGGGCGATCATGCACCGGTTGGGTTGGCGCAAGGTCCGGCAGCCAGCTCTGCGAAAAAGCGGTATCAGGCCTTGGGCTTACAAGAAGCCGGAGAACTGGGGCAGGGGAACGAACCTGGAACAGCAGCCGGTCGAGGAGCCATGTTTCGATGATTAAGGAAATCGATGCGCGGCTGCGTAAATGGGCCGAGGATCTGCATTGCGGCCTGAGTGCCGGCGGGCTCGCCGGTGGGAACATGGTCGCCATGATGATAGAGAGTAATGGGCAATTGATTCGAGGCCGACGTGCGTTCCGTGCGCCGTTGGAGGGTTCGCTAGATATCGAGCTGATCGTGGCCAAGCATCTCGCCCCCCTGCATGTGCAAATCGTGCGAGAGCACTACTGCAATCAGGACTCGGACATGCGCTTGAAGTATGCCCACTGCGGCTGCGGGCGCGACACCTATTATCAGCGTTTGCATGAGGCGCATCTGTGCATCTATGGGCTGCTGATGGGGATCGCAGCTTGAACCTGTCTGCGTCCGTGGCTGTCCTACCGGCTCGCCTTGTCCCACTGCTGTTTGATGCAGTTGGACAAGCGCGGGCCGCGTTGTTCTTGAGCTGTCCTACTGTCCAACCTTCCCGCACGTCTCGCCCATGTGTGAGCGTAGCGGGAGCGCATACGCGCCCATGGCGCGCACGCGTGCTCTTAGCTTTTTCTCTTTACGGGAGAGAAGATAAAGTTAAGTAGGACAGTGGGGCAGGCCCCGATTCTAGGCGCCTGTAGCTGTCCCACTTCGATCTGAGGTAGTGGGACAGGCAGGACAGCGCCGCAGGCGCTGGAAGCCGAAATAAAGATATTCGCCGACATTGCCTAGGCGTTCACCAGACATTCACCGGGTGGCATTAAAACAGGCTTGCTGCCACCGGAATCGACCTGTAAAAAGTACTCATCTTCGATAGGTGCGACCGCATAAAGCGGCAGGCACCACACACCAAACCCGGCCCTTGCGCCGGGTTTTTGCGTTTAAGGGGCGGGGTAATGACGAACGAGCAGCAAGCACTGGCAGAGATGCCGATCTGGTTAGTGATTCTCCTGGCCTTGGTCGGTGGCGTATCGGGGGAGATGTGGCGGGCGGACAAGGACGGGGCGCGGGGCTGGGCGTTGTTGAGACGCCTGGCGCTGCGGTCCGGTGCCTGCGTTGTTTGCGGGGTGTCGGCAATGATGCTGATGATTGCCGCCGGCATGTCGCTCTGGACGGCAGGGAGCTTGGGCAGCATCACGGCGATGGCTGGTGCCGATGTAGCCATCGGTCTTTACGAACGCTGGGTGGCCAAGCGACTGGGTGTCACCGAAGCAACAGGCAATGGGGGGTAGGGGGAGGGTAGAGGATTTTTTGGGTCCTCCCCTTGGCCCGCCCCCTACACGGGTTACCGAACTCGCGGTTTCCCTGCAGCTGAGCTTTTTGCAGGGATGTCCGTCTTTTCAAGGGGTTAGCGATGGGTAGGAGAGTCAGCAAAGCCGAACTGGGTGAGATCGTCGGCCGCGATGAGCGCACGCTGACCCGATGGCAGAACGATGGGATGCCCGTCATCGAGTTCGGCCTGGGCCGGGGCAACGAAAACCAGTACGACACCGAGGCGGTGATCCAGTGGCTGATGCAACAGGCTGCCCTCAACGGCAAAAAAGAATCCTCTCGTGACCGGCTCGACCGGGTCAGGGCCAATCGTGAAGAGCTGGCGCTGGCCAAGGATTTGGGCGAGGTCGTTATCGCGGCCGACCTGGTCGGACGCTTCGAGGCCATGATCACGGCAGCCAAAGTCGAGTTGCTCAATTCCTTTCCGGATGAGCTGGCCGAACAACTGTCGGCGCGCTACGGCGTTGAAGTTGACGAGCGCCTGATCGCTGACCCCATCGAAACCATCCTGAGGAGGCTGTCAGACTATGACAAGGATGATGCCCAGTCAGATGGAGATTCTGACGAACCGGACGATCCGGAGGGCCTTGAAGAAAACGGCGATTAACGCGCTGCGCGGCGCCTGCCGTAAGTGGGCACCGCCGCCGCGCATGAGCATTATCGAGTGGGCGGAAAAATACCGCTGGCTGGCGCCAGAGGAGGCAGCCCGGCCCGGCAAATATCGCTTTAACGTCACGCCTCACCTGACTTGGCCCGGCGGCCCTCTGGAGGCCCTGGACGATCCGGCGGTCACCGAGATCGTAGGCCGCAAGTCGGCCCAGGTTGCCTGGACATCGGGCGTTCTCGGTAACGCCCTGGGCAAGTGGATCGACATTGATCCGTCGCCAATCCTGGTGCTGTTTCCCAAGGCCGAAGCCGCTAAGCAGTACGTGGGTGAGAAGCTGGAACCGATGATCGAGGCGACGCCGCGACTTCGCAAGAAGGTCGACTTGCGCAGCCGCAAGTTGCAGCAGCGCCAGGACTTCAAGCGCTTCCCCGGCGGGTTCCTCAAGATGGTGGGCTCCAACAGCCCGGCCAGCGTGAAATCCACACCGGTACCGCGTGTAGCCATCGAGGAGCCCGACGACTGCAACCTCAACCTGCGCGGGCAGGGCGATAGCATCAAGCTGGCCAAGGAGCGTCTGAAAACCTTTCGCCGCTCCAAGATCATCATTGGCGGTACGCCGACGATCAAAGGCTTGTCGGCCATTGATGCGGAGCTGGAGCTGTCGGACAAGCGCATCGGCTTGGTGACGTGCCACGAATGCGGCCAGGAACATGCGCTGAGCTTCGACAACCTTCACTGCGATGAAGACCCTGAATATCACCACGAGGTCTACGGCAACAAACGGCCGGAGAAGGCGTTCTATTCGTGCCCGCATTGCGGCGCGATTTGGGACGACAACCAGAAGAACGCCAACCTCAAGCACGGGCGCTGGCAGGCCACGGCTGAGTTTCGCGGCATCGCCGGTTACATCCTCAACGAGCTGTATGCCACCTTTTGGGGGTCGCGCTTCCAGGCGCTGATGGAGAAAAAGCTCCAGGCCGAACACGCTGCGGCGCAAGGCAATATCGGTCCGATGATTGCGTTTGTGAACAGCTCGAAGGGCGAAAGCTACGAGTACCAGAGCGATGCGCCGAAGACTGATGAACTGGAGAAGCGTGCCGAGCCGTATGCCGAACTGACAGCGCCCAGGGGCGTGTTGTTGGTCACCGTAGGTGTGGACGTGCAAGGTGATCGTCTGGCGTTGGTCATCACCGGATGGGGACGCGGCGAAGAGTCCTGGCGGCTCTATTGGGGCGAGCTACACGGCAACCCAATCGACCCACACGATAGCGTCTGGCAGGAGCTGGATCGGGTCATCGCTCAGCCAATCCCCACCGAGGGCGGCGCACATTTGGCAGTGTCGGCAGTCAGCATCGACAGCTCGGACGGCAACACCAGTGATGCCGTTTACAGCTATGTCCGTGATCGACAGCGCTTCAACATCATGGCAATCAAGGGTGCTTCGATTGACAGCCGCGACAAGGAAATTTTCACCAAGCCTCCGCAGTCTGTGGACACCTCCCAGGACAACACCAAAGCGGCGAAATATGGTCTGCGGGTGCACATCGTTGGCACGCACAAGGCCAAGACGCTGATCGATGGCCGTCTGCGCTTGAAGGGGGTTGGACCTGGGCGCATGCACTGGTACAGCGAGATCCGTTCGGATTACTACGAACAGCTCACCAACGAAGTGCTGGCACCGCATGCGCGTAACCCCAGCAAGATGGTCTGGCAGAAAAAAGCCGGACGCCGCAACGAAGCCCTGGACTGCGAGGTGTATGCGCTGCACGCCGCACGTAGCCTGAAAACGCATCTGCTACGTGACCACGAATGGGACCAGTTGGAACAGCAACTGATGCAGCCAACGCTGTTCAACACCGAACAACCGGTCGCACCGGTACCGCGCCGAGTAGTCGCTCGTGGGCGGGGCACCCGCAGTCGAGCGGGCTATTAAGGAAATCAACCATGACTGACGCACAACTGCGCCTAGCTGAAGTTAGGGCGGCAATTTCTGACGTCCTGAAAAAAGGTCAGCGCCTGCGCCGGGCTGATCGCGAGGTCCAGCTGGCGGAGCTCAACAGCTTGCGCCTGCTGGAAAAACAATATGCCGAGCAAGTCGCCAACGAACAGGCGGCGTTGCGTGGTCGAGGCCGCAATCGTGTCTCGTACCTGGGGATTTGATCATGTGGCCATTCAGCAAGCGTGAAGGCCCGGCTGATCTGCTGATGCGCGAGGCCATTAAGGTGGCCAGGGCTTCGGTGGATGGCCAGCAGATCGTGGCTCAAGGCGGTGGCGGCGGTGTCGAAACGCGCTGGCGAGGTGCTTCGCGCATGCTGCGCAGCATGGCCAGCTGGATTCCTGGCCTCGGGAGTCCTCGACGAGACTTCAATCAGAGCGAGCGGCGAATGCTGGTAGCCCGGTCTAGGGACGCCATGCGTAACCACCTGATAGCCCGCGCTGCCATAACCCGGTTGCGCACCAATGTCGTGGGCACCGGACTGGTCTGCCGCGCCCAGGTTGACCATGAGGCCCTAGGCATCACCGAAGCGCAGGCCGACGAATTGAATGGCCGGTTGGACCGGCTTTGGTCGTTGTATGCCGATGATCCGAGGGAATGTGATGCCGAAGCAACCCTCAATCATTACCAATTACAGGCCCTGGTCTTGGTGTCGTCACTGGTTGCCGGTGATGTATTGGTTGCCAGCCCGGATCAGGAACGCCCGGGCTGTGTCTTTAGCACGCGACTGCAGTTGATCGAGTCGGATCGGGTCAGCAATCCGAACGGCGGTATGGACCGGGTCGACCTGGTTGACGGCGTTGAGTTCGATTCGCTGGGCGCGCCTGTGGCCTACCACGTCTGTACCGGCTACCCCGGCGAGCATCTGGCCGGCAAGCCACTGAGCTGGGAGCGACTTACCGCGTTCGGTGAGGAGACCGGCCGACGGCGGGTGTTGCACGTTCTGGCGGATAAGGAACGTCCAGGTCAGAAGCGTGGAGCTCCGTACCTGGCGCCTGTGTTGGAGCCGTTGCAAAAGCTGGAGCGCTACAGCAGTGCTGAGCTGATGGCCGCTGTGATTTCTGCAATGTTCACGGTGTTCATCAAAAAGAGCTCTGATTTCCCAACCGGCAACCTGCCGATGACTGCGCTGGCGGACGAGCGTCCTGAAGGCGATGACACCACCGATGGCGAGCTGGCCCTAGGCGAGGGAGCTGTAATTGACCTCGGCGTCGGTGAAGAGCCAGTCGTGGCCAACCCTGGCCGACCTAACGCCCAGTTCGATCCCTTCTTCACCGCCGTCGTGAAAGAGATCGGCGCTGCCCTGGAGCTGCCACTTGAAGAGCTCTTGCTCCATTACAGCAGCAGCTACAGCGCTGCCCGTGCAGCCATGCTTCAGGCTTGGCGTTTCTACAGTTTGCGTCGTTGGTGGCTCGCCTGTGATTTCTGCCAGCCAAGCCGTGAGCTGATCATCGACGAAGCTGTGGCCAGGGGCCTGATCGACCTACCGGGCTACGGCGACCCAGCCAAGCGCAAGGCCTACTGTCAGGCCATTTGGATCGGTCCGGCCCGTGGGGCGATAGATGAGCTGAAGGAAGCCAACGCGGCCGGTAAGCGCATCGAGATCGGCGTGAGCAACGAGACCCTCGAAACAGCGGCCATGACCGGCGAGCCCTGGCAGCAGGTGTTCCGTCAGCGTGTACGGGAAGTGGAGCAACGACGCGCCAAAAACCTGCAGGCCCTGCCCAAGGGCGGGCTGGAAAATCCGCCTGACCCCAAATCCGAAGAGGACTGAATATGCCTCGAGCACTTGAGCTGGCTGCGTCGCAGCCTTGGCTAATGCTGCCTGACGCCCTGGAAAACTTGCTGACCATCGCCGACCGCATGGGCGATCCGGTGGCCTTGGCGACCCGGCGCGGCGAGCGGCTGGAAGATACCCGCACAGTCACTGTGCGAAACGGCGTGGCAGTGATCCCCGTAACTGGGCCGATCTTTCGCTATGCAAACATGTTCACTGAAATCAGCGAGGCTACCAGCACGCAGGTTTTGGGCACGGACATTCAGCGAGCACTGGACGATCCTAAAGTCCGTTCGATTGTGCTCAACATCGACAGCCCTGGCGGTGTCGCCTCCGGCATCAATGAACTGGCCGAGATGATATTCGCGGGTCGAGAGCGCAAGCGGATCGTGGCGTACATCGGCGGCATTGGGGCGAGCGCTGCGTACTGGATCGCCTCGGCAGCGCACGAGATCGTTATCGACGAAGCCAGTCTGGCCGGAAGCATCGGCGTTGTCGTTGAGGCCGTCGTTGAAAATGACGCCGCCAACGGTCGCAAACGCTATCAGATCGTCAGCAGCAACGCGCCGAACAAGCGGCCCGATCTCGCAACCGAAGAAGGGCGCGCCAAGATCGGCGAAACCGTAAATGCCCTCGGTGAAGTCTTCGTCGGCAAAGTGGCGCGAAACCTGGGCACCGAAGCCGCCAAGGTACCTGCAATGGGTGACTTCGGCGGATTACGCGTCGGAGCCGCGGCTGTTGAATCGGGGCTGGCCCATCGGTTGGGCTCGCTTGAATCCCTCATCACCGAACTGGCCAAACCGGCCATCACTGTCCCAAGGAAAACCACCATGACCACCGTACACACCACGGCGGAGCTGCGTACTGCACTCGCCGCCGGCACTGATCCAAACACCATTGAAATCGCCCAGGCACAACAGCCTGACCTCGGCGCCGTTCGGGCCGAGGGCGCCACTGCCGAGCGCGAGCGCATCAAGGGCATCAACGTGCTGGCCAGCAAAGGTTTCGAGAAGGAAATCGAAGCGGCAATTGATGCAGGAACCACGGTCGAGGCCACTGCCTTGCAATTGTTCAAGGCCGCCCAGGATCGCGGGATCTCCCTGTCTGCGATCAAGAGTGATGCGCAGGGCGTGACGGCTACAACCCCAAGCGGTGATGGCAAGCAGGGCGAACGCCAAGCAGCCGTTAGTGCAATCGTTGCGGGCGCTTCGCGCCGCTGAACAGGAGCCACTCATGAGCAACCCAGAGCGTAAAACCTACCGGCCAAGTCATCTGTCTGCCGGTGACTTTCCCATTGCAATGGATACCGGTGTGATCGCCGCAGGCCAGGCCCTGTTGCGGGGTTCTGTCTTGGGGCAAATCACCAGTTCAAAAGAGTTCGTGCTGTGCAAAGCGGCCGCTGAAGACGGTTCCCAGGCGCCTGCAGCCATCCTTGATGAGGACGTGGATACCACGGACGGGGCCAAGAGCGCGCCCATCCGTTTGACAGGCCAAGTGCTGGGCAGCCAGCTCCACCTCGGTGAAGGCCTGACCTTGGCAGCGGCCAAAGCCGCCCTTCGACCTTTTTGCATTTTCATCCGCTGACCGGAGCACCTGATGACCGACATTTTTGACACCCTGACCATGCTCGAAGCCGTCGAGCAGATGAACACGCCTCGTCGTTTCCTGATGAACACTTTCTTCAACGGCGGCAACCCCGTTACCTTCGGCACCGAGGCGGTGACCATCGACATCATCAAGGGCCAACGCAAGATGGCGCCTTTCGTCCACCCATCGCTGCCCGGCAGTGTTTCGCTGCGCAACGGCTTCAGCTCTGAAACCTACACGCCACCCTACATCCAGCCCAAGCGCGAGACGCGAGCAGAACAAATCCTCAAGCGTGCTGCCGGCGATAATCCATTCTCCTCGCGGACTCCCCTGGAGCGAGCGGGTGAGCAGCTGGGGCGCGACCTGATCGACCTGGACGACGAGATCACTCGCCGTGAAGAGTGGATGTGCGCTCAGGCGCTGAGCACTGGGCGCGTTCGGGTGTTGGGCGATGGCGTCGATGACACCATCGATTTTCTGATGGAGGACAGCCACAAGATCGTGTTGGGGGCCGGGCGTTGGAACACGGCGGACTCTGACCCCATTGCCAATTTGCGGCAGTGGAAGCGCCAGATTGCCAAGGACTCCGGGCGTACCGGTAACGTTGCTGTGCTCAGTGGCGAAGCCCAGGACGCTTTCCAGCGCAATGAGACAGTGTTGAAACAGCTCAACTCCCGCCGGGTGGACATGGGCGTGATCAAGCCCGAAGAGTTGCCGGATGGCGTGACCTATCTCGGCTATTTGAACGATCCCGGCATCGACTTGTACGTCTATGACGAGTGGTACCTGGACGATGATGGTGATGAACAGCAGATGGTGCCAAGCGGCGGCTTGATGCTGGGCTCGACCTCGACTCGAAACGCGATGCTGTATGGCGCGATCAAGGATATCGAAGCCATTGAAAGTGGCCTGGTCGAAGCGGCCCGTTTCCCTAAAAGCTGGGTCACCCAGGATCCGAGCGCTCGGTGGTTGAAGCTGCAGAGCGCTGCCCTGGCCGGGATGTTGGAGCCCAACGCATTCGTTTTTGCAAAGGTGGTGTGAGATGGCCGCGAAAGTTGAGTACTACGTAGTCAATGGCAGCGTGCAGGACGGTGCCAAGGTGGTGCGAAAAGGCGAAGTGTACGTTCCGCCCAGCACTGAGATCCGGGATCTGTTGCTCGAAGAAGGCGTCATAGCCAAGCGCGGCAAACTGGAGCCCGGATCCGGCGCATCGGATGACGGAGATAGCTGATGGTCTTTCGTGACCAGGTGGCAGCGATGGATGCGCAGTTGCTGGATGTCCTGGGCGACGAGGCTCTGGTCGAGGGTCGTGACTTACCGGTGCCGGGATTCTTCTCGGCGCCCTGGTTGCAGCCGAAGGTGGGAAGGATCAACACCGGCATACGGGAGCCTGTGTTCGCCGTTCGTGTTGTCGACGCTCATCTCATTTCGGATGGCCAGCTCATCACCGTTCAGCTGACGCCGGAAGACGGAGGCGGACGCTATGTCGTCGTCAGGCGTGAGCCGGATGGCACTGGCTGGGTCAACTTGATTCTTCGGGAGGTGCGATGAGTGTCGGCAGCCATGTTAAATCTTCGGCCAGCTCCGGTCTGTTCACACTGCAACTTGCGCAAGCCGATATGGATGCGTTCTCCGACTTTGCTGCGCTTGTTCCGCAGGCCGCCCGTGCAGCTCAACGCCGCGCTCTGAATAAGACGCTTCGTTGGTTGCGTACCCACATTGCGCGGGCGGTTGGCCGACAGGCGCGTATCGCCATCGCCGCAGTACGTCAGCGATTAAAGGCCTACCCGGTTAACTCCAACGAACAAGCGAAATTGTGGTTCGGCATTAACCCCATTGAGGCCAGTCGCGCTGGGCGGGTACGACAGGCCCGCTCTGGCGTCTCTGTCGCGGGTCGCAAGTATCAGGGGGCGTTCTACAAGACCGTTTATGGCAGCAGACCAGATATCTGGATTCGTACCGCCAGTAAGCACTTCAGAGCAAGCGACTATCCCGACAGTGACGTGTCTGGCGGCGGTGGGCCAAGTTCGGGCTGGATTGCCGAGAACGGTGACCGCTATCCACTGGCCAAAGCCAAGATATCGCTCGACGACGTCCGGCCTCACTTTGAAGACTGGTCGCGTCGTGCGCATCAACGGCTGCTGGAAATTCTGGAGCAGGAAATGAATTTCGAGCTGCAAAAATACTTGAGGAAATCAGCCCATGTCTGAGCCCATTATTCCTCTCGACCAGCTTTACTCGGCCATTGAAGAAGAGATCGCCCAGGCCATCCCCGGCTTGGCATACATCTGCACCATGCCCGACATGTTGCAGCACGTACCCATCCCCGCTGTCGTGCTTGAGCTGGTCGAACTGGAACCCGGCCGGGACCCCGGCACTGGCGAAGTCGGAGTCGAGGCGCGTTTTGAAGCGCGCATCATCGTCGGCAGCGATCACGAGCACTGCCAGCAGGTGGCGGCTTTCATCGCAGCTCAGCTGATTATTTTGCTGCGCATGCAGACATGGGGATTGGCGGTCGAACCGGCAGCGTTTATCCAGGCATCCCAGGACTGGACCCGACCAGAGCTCGACAGCTATGCGGTCTGGGTCGTCGAGTGGACCCAGGGTATTTACTTAGGTAAGGAAGAGTGGCCATGGCCAAGTCAGCCACCCGGCTCCTTGCTCTGGGGCTTCGGCTCCGACACTGGGCCTGGAAGCGAAGGCAGCTATCTACCTCCGGAGGACATGGCATGAGCTACGCAAGCGCACAGCACGACCGCATGCTGGCCGGTCTGGTCAAGGATTGCTATGTGGTGGCGGTTGATCTGGCCGCTTCGCCGCCGGTATGTCGAGTATCTGACGGGGAATGGGTCAGTGCCTGGGTACGTTGGCACAGCATCGCTGCTGGAAAAGCTCGTCATTGGCGAGCGCCTAGCATTGGCGAGCAGGGAACTCTGGTCAGTGCGAGTGGGGAAGTGGCCCAGGGTACCTTTATTCCCGGTCTGTATGGCGGTGCTGGTGCACCTCCGGACAATCGCGATCATGTTGAGGTATGGCGCTTCGATGACGGTGGCTCGCTGGTCTATGACTGGCAGGCCAGCACCTACACCATCACCGTGCCAGGCGGTGCCGTGTCCATCAAGGTCGGCGGAACCGAAGTTGTCGTCACCGACAGTGCGATCAACGCCACGGCACGCGATATCACCCTGACCGGCAATGTGCTGATCAACGGCCCATTACAGGTCACGGGCGATATCAACGGCGGTGGAAAAATCATCGACACCGCAGGCAACACCCCGAACCACAAACACTGACCCTGTCGTTTACACACAACCCGCCGCGTGCGGGTTTTTGCATTTCTGGAGTACTCCATATGAGCAAAGCACGAACAGAGCCTGAGCGAACAACTGCCGAAGCTGCAATGCCTGGGCCCGCACCAACCGAGCCGCCCTCAAGCATCGGCCCGGCGCGGGTGTTTCGCGACACGCGATTCACCTCACGCACTCTCATCATGCCCGACGGCCAGCCGGTACTGGTGGTCGCCGGGCAGGTGACAGCGTGCGGCGATGAGCAATACGCATTCTTGAAGGCCCACCCGGATCTGCAACCGCTGACTGAGTAAACACCATGATCGGAATGGACCGTCGTACGGGGCAACCGCTGTCAGGTTCGGCGCATCTGCGGCAGTCCGTGGAAGACATTCTCAGCACGCCGGTAGGCAGTCGTCGCATGCGACCGGAGTACGGCAGCCATTTGCGCCGTTATGTCGACCTGCCGGTGAACGAGGGCTGGAAAAGCGCGGTGCAGGCTGAAGTCGCCCGCGCCCTGGGGCGTTGGGAGCCCCGTTTGAAGTTGGAGCGCGTGCGGGTCACTGCGGTGGTCGATGGCCAAGTCACCCTGCAACTGACGGGATCTTATATTGGCGACGGCGTAGTGCTGGAGGTGAACGTATGAGCACTGTCGACCTTTCGGCGCTGCCGGCGCCGCAAGTGTTGGAAAGCCTGGATTTCGAGGAGCTGTATCAAGGGGAGCTGGCGACTTTCCGTGAATACATGGGCGACAACTGGACCGCCTTACTCGAAAGCGACCCAGTGACCAAGCTGCTGGAGCTGGGTGCCTATCGACGCATGCAGAACCGTGCCAGGGTCAACGACGCGGCCAAGGCGCTGTTCCTGGCTTATGCCACGGGCGCGGACCTGGAGCAGTTGGCTGCCAACGTGAACCTGGAGCGCTTGGTGATTCAGGCTGAGGATGCGACCGCTGTGCCGCCAGTGTCGGCGGTATTAGAGAGCTACGATGCACTGCGCGAACGCGTGCAGCTCAGGTATGAGGGACTGACCACGGCCGGGCCGCGAAACAGCTACATCCTGCATGCTCGCAACGCCTCCGGTCTGGTGGCGGATGCCACGGCCGAAAGCCCGGCCCCGGCCGAGGTTGTGGTGACCGTGCTGTCTCTTGAAGGCGACGGCACGGCCAGCCCTGAGCTCCTCGCCGAGGTTGCTGCTTACCTCAATGCTGAAGACCGGCGTCCTGTCGCTGATCGGCTGACGGTGCAGGGCGCCGAGATCCTGCCGTACCGCATTGATGCCGTGGTGTACATGGTCGGTACCGGCCCTGAAAACGAGGCCGCGCTGGCCGAGTGCAATGCTCGTCTGAAAGCCTGGATCAATCCTCGTCGTCGGCTGGGTGTCGAGGTGGCCCGTTCCGCAATTGATGCCCAGCTTCACGTCACCGGCGTGGCCCGCGTGGAGATTCCTGGCTGGCAAGACATCCGGCCCACCAAGTCGCAAGCGGCCTGGTGCTCGGGCTTCACTGTCACGCGGGGTGGCTGATGAAAAGCCTACTTCCGCTCAACAGTACCCAGCTCGAACGGGCCATCGAAGCGGCTATCGATGAAACCACAGAGGTGCCGCTCAGAACCTTATACAACCCGGACACCTGCCCGGCGCACCTGCTTTACCAACTTGCTTGGGCTTGGTCGGTGGATCGCTGGGACGAGGCTTGGTCTGAAGAGGTAAAGCGTTCAGTGATCCGTGCTTCGTTTTTTGTCCATGCCCACAAAGGCACTATCGGTGCGCTACGTCGAGTGGTCGAGCCGTTCGGCTATCTGATTGAGGTAGTCGAGTGGTTTGAGACCCAGCCGAAGGGCGTGCCGGGTACTTTCGCTTTGAAGATCGGTGTTTCTGATGGGGGAATCAGCGAGGAAACCTATCAGCAGCTGACTTGGCTGATTGACGATGCCCGACCGGTCAGCCGCCATATGACGGGACTGGCAATCAGTCTTGAAACCCGAGGGAAATTCAACATCGGTGTCGCCTTGTATGAAGGCGATCAAATCGACGTCTACCCACCTATTCAGCGTGACATCGAAGTCACCGGGAAAATTGGTGTGGTAGGGCGCGAGCACACCATAGATACCCTGGACGTTTATCAATGATCAATGAGACTTCGCAGTTTTTTGCCATCCTCACGAACGTGGGCGCGGCGAAACAAGCCAATGCTGACGCGCTTGGCATTCCCTGGAAAATATCTGAGATGGGTGTCGGCGATGCCAACGGCACCGACCCGATTCCAAGCCCGAGCCAAACGGCGTTGATAAACGAAAGACGTCGCCGGCCGTTGAATCAGCTTTTTATTGATCCCGCCAACCCGGCGGTGCTCATCGCCGAACAAGTCATCCCAGACGACGTCGGCGGGTTCTGGATTCGGGAAATCGGCCTGTACGATGCCGACGGTGATTTGGTAGCGGTCGCTAATTGCGCCCCAAGCTATAAACCCCTGCTGCCGCAAGGGTCCGGTCGGACTCAGGTTGTGCGGGTGAATTTCATCGTCGGCAGCGCTGGGAACATCACGCTTAAAATCGATCCATCGGTAGTGCTGGCGACACGTGAGTTCGTAGACAAACGGATTGTTGAGGAGCTTTGCAGGCTTGATGCAAGACAGTCGGTCCGCGTGGCAACGACGGCACCCATCGTGCTATCGGGCCTGCTATCAATCGATGGTGTACAGCTGGTTGCGGGGGACCGAGTGTTGGTGAAGAACCAGGCCAGCAGCGCACAAAATGGCATCTATAACGCCGCCGCCAGTACCTGGGCGAGAGCTGAAGATGCAGATTCAAGCGTTGAGGTGACGCCCGGTCTGTTTGTCCCTGTTGAGGATGGAGCCGTCAACGGCGACAGTCTTTGGCACTTGGTCACGAATGCTCCGATTACGTTGGGCACTACTGGGCTGACCTTCGAAATGCTTGCTGGGCGTAGCGGTGTAGCTGCAGGTACTTATCGCTCAGTTACGGTAGACAAATACGGGCGTGTGACGGCAGGTGCTAACAGCACGGTGCCTGTTGCAGAGGGAGGAACTGGGGCGAATGCTGGACCGGCAGCCTTGGTCAACCTTGGGGCGGCGCCCATAGTAAGCCCGGCATTCACTGGCACGCCGACTGCGCCGACTGCTGCGCTCGGGACAAACACCGCCCAGCTCGCAACTACTGCTTTCGTGCGTGCGGCATTGGCCTCCCTGGTGGATTCGTCGCCGGGGGCGCTCGACACGCTCAACGAGCTGGCAGCCGCGCTAGGCAACGATCCCAACTTTGCCGCGACGATGACCAATGCCCTTGCTGGCAAGCTCAACATAGCAGTGCCGAGTTTGCCAAACTTCAACAACGCCGAAGCCGGGCCTTTCATGGGCGCGGCGGCGGCTGCAATAGGCTCGCCAGACACCAGCCAGGGCGCAATTTGGGGCTTTACCTACCTCGATGCTGCCAAGTCGCAAACACGTGTGCAGCTTGCCATGCATACCGGCACCGGCGGACTTTACGTGCGCAGCTATAACGGTACCGCTTGGGGCGTCTGGCGGGACTTCACGCCGCCAAGTGACGCGAAGGTGGCTAGAGCCTGGGTCGATTTCAACGGTACGGGTGCGGTGGCGATTCGTAGCAGCCACAACGTCAGTTCAATCACAGACAACGGAACTGGCGATTACACCGTCAACCTCGCGACGCCTATGCCCAATGGCAACTATGCCGCGATCACCAATGGCTCCAATGGCGACTTAGCGGCGACTGGAATCAATTGCACGAAGGCTTATTCGCGGACAGTCAGTAGCTTCAAAGTTGGCACGACCAATACTGCGTCTGGAAACACCGATTTTCTGCACGTCGACGCGGTGGTTTTTAGTAGTTAAGGAGTATCGGATGGACAAGCGAATTTTGTTTCAACCTGTCGGCGGGCCGGCTGCGGTAATCATCCCCTGTGAATGCGGCTTAACGCTGGAGGAAGTCGGTATAAAGGACGTGCCAATGGGCTTGCCGTTCTGGATCGTGGACGCCGAAACGGTACCCACCGACCGCGCTTTCCGCGAGGCGTGGGAGCTGGACGTGCAAGCACTTGGCCCAGCCGATGGCTTAGGGGGCGCGAAATGATCACGATCAACCGCAATAAGGCCGAAGAGGCTGTGCGCGAGCGGCTTCGCCAGGAGCGGGAACCCCGCATGTTGGCTCTGGATGTGGCGTATATGCGCGCCCTTGAACTCGGCGAAGACACAGCTGCCATTGTGGCAAATAAGCAGGCGCTGCGCGGCGTTACTGAGAAGGATTTATCGAACCTTCAGCTCGTCGACTTGGCCGAGCTTGATCTCGCCGCAGCCCTTTCATTGCCGTAGTTGGTCAGCTAAATCCCTTCCGTTTCACCTCACAAGGCCCCGCTCTGCGGGGCTTTTTCGTACCTGGAGATTCTATGAGCTTCTTTCATGGCGTGACCGTCACGAACGTCGACACCGGCGCTCGTGTCATTGCGTTGCCGTCGTCCTCGATCATCGGGCTGGTCGACACCTTTGTGCCGGCGCCGGCCTACAGCGCCCAGCCGAATGACTTGGTGATGATCACCAACGAGCGCGAAGCGGTGGCGGCCTTCGGGCCTGACTCGGCGATGGCCAACGCTTGCAAGGCCATCTATACCCGAGCCAAGGCAGTGATCGTCGCTTGCGGCGTGGCCAAGCTGGAGGATCCTGCAGAACAGACCTCGGCCATTATCGGCGGCGTACTGGCCAACGGTAAGCGTACCGGCCTGCAGGCATTGCTGGATGGCAAGAGTCGTTTCAACGCGCAGCCGCGGCTGTTGGTAACCCCCCAGCACAGCTCGACACTGGCGGTCGGCACGGCCCTGGTAGCGCTGGCGGACAAGCTGCGCGGTCTGGCCATCCTCGACGGCCCGAACACAACCGACGAGGCCGTCATGGCTTACGCCGACAACTTCGGCGCCAAGCGGGCGTTTCTGGTCGATCCCGGTGTGCAGTATTGGGACACCACGGCGGATGCCACGGTCGATGCGCCGGGTTCGGCCTGGGTGGCTGGTTTGTTTGCTTGGACCGATAGCGAATACGGCTTTTGGGCTTCGCCTTCGAACAAAGAGTTTGTCGGCATCACCGGTACCTCGCGCCCAATTGAGTTTCTGGACGGTGACGAAACCTGCCGGGCCAACCTGCTCAACAACGCCAACATCACCACGATCATCCGTGACGACGGTTTCCGCCTGTGGGGTAACCGCACGTTGTCGAGCGATCCGAAGTGGGCGTTCGTCACTCGCGTACGGACGATGGACATCGTCATGGACGCGATTCTCTACGGCCACAAATGGGCGGTCGACCGCTCCATCACCGCGACCTACATCAAGGACGTGACGGAGGGACTGCAAGCGTTTATGCGCGACCTGAAAGCCCAAGGCGCAATCATCAACTTCGAGGTTTTTGCCGATCCGGAGTTGAACACGGCCAGCCAGCTCGAGCAGGGCAAGGTGTACTGGAACATCCGCTTTACCGACGTCCCGCCTGCAGAAAATCCCAATTTCCGCGTAGAAGTCACCAACCAATGGCTGACCGAAGTGCTCGACACCGCCGCTTAAGGAGCGACCTCAATGGCAATGATTCCCGAAACCCTGGCGAACCTGAACCTGTTCGTCGACGGCGTCAGCTTCCAGGGCGACGTACCGAGCCTGACGCTGCCCAAGCTCACGCTCAAGATGGAAGAGCATCGCGGCGGTGGCATGGATGCCCCGGTCGAGCTGGACATGGGCATGGAAAAACAGGAGGCGAACTTCACCACCACGGGCGTACGCCGTGAGTCGTTGAAGTTCTTCGGCTTGGCCGATGGTACGGCTTTCAACGGCACTTTCCGGGGCGCTTACAAAGGGCTCAAGGGCAAAGTTACGCCGGTCATCGTCACTCTGCGCGGCACGTTGAAAGAAGTCGACATGGGCGACTGGAAAGCAGGTGACAAAGCCGAGATCAAACACGCCGTCGGGTTGACTTACTACAAGCTCGAAGTGGACGGCCGAACCGTCTACGAGATCGACCCCCTCGGCATGCGCCGAGTTATCAACGGCGTTGACCAACTCGCCGCTCAGCGTTCCGCCCTGGGCGTCTGATCCCTTCTTTCCGACTTCAAGGAAATTTCACTATGAGCAATACCGAAACTCCAAGCTGGATGACCCTGACCGCCGACCGCGTCACCGTGAAACTGACCGTCCCGGTCGAGGCCAACGGCGTGCGTGTCGATACGCTGAGCCTGCGAGCACCGACCGTGCGTGACCTTCGTATCGCCCGGCAGACCGCGCCCAACGATGAGGAACAACAGGACTTGAACCTGTTTGCCTCGTTGGCCGAGGTCAATCCCAAGGAGCTGGACAGCATGATCCTCAAGGACTACGCCCGTTTGCAGGCCGGGTATTTTCGTCTGGTGCGAGAAGATGAACTTCACCCAGGCAGTGCAGAAGCAACTCGCTAAGCGCCTAGCCGCCGAGCTGAATTTTTCCTCCGAAGAAATCCAGACCATGCCGTTCTCCGACATGGTTTGGTGGCTCTCGGACTGAAACAAGGGGTAGTCGATGGCGAGCAAACTGGCGTTATCGCTGGTGATTGGCGGTGCCGTCAGTTCGACGGTGGGGTCTGCCTTTCGCACGGTTGAAGGGCATATCAAAAAGCTGGAGGACAAAGGCAACAAGGCCAAAGTGCTCAAGAGCACCATTGGCGAAACCATCCGCCTGCGGGATGAGTGGAAGCGGGCGCACGAGACGGGCGCGGCATCGGCGGACGGCCTGTTGCGCAAGCTCAACGGCAACCTCGATGCCCTGCGCAAGCAAGGGGTACAGGTAGGCAGGCTGGGCCAGGAATACCAGCGACTCGGTCAAGCCGCCAAGGCTGCCGATCTGCAGCTCAAAGGCCACCAGCAACTCGATGCCGGCAAGAAAGGACTCACGTCGAGCGTAGCTCAAGGTGTCGTCGCCACGGGGCTGGCGGCAATTCCCACCAAGGTCAGCGCGGATTATCAGGCGATCATCCGCGACATTGCGATCAAGGCGGACGTAGTCAACAAGCCACAGGAGGCACAGCTTAACCAGACGGTGATCCAGACCTCACGCGATACGGGCATGGCCCGAAACGATGTGGCGGATCTGGTAAATCAGTTGGTTGGTGCCGGTATGGACCTCAAGCAGGCTATGGCGTACGCGCCGACGGCGGCCAAGTTCGCCATCGGCCAGGGCGCGTCGGGCGTCGACACGGCCAGCATGATCATGGCGCTGCAGCAGAACGCCAAGATCAATGACCCCAAGGTGATGCAGCAGGCGCTGGAGGCCATCGCCTTCCAGGGGCAGGCGGGTAGCTTCGAGGCCAGCGACATGGCCCGGTGGTTTCCGCAACTGTTGGCCACCATGGAAAAGAACGGCAGTACCGGCATGGACGCTGTCAGCTCCCTGGGCGCGATGCTGCAAGTCCAGATGAAAACGGCCGGCGGTTCGGACGAGGCGGCCAACAACCTCAAGAACTGGATGGAGAAGATTGGTTCGAGCGACGTGGTCAAGGCGTACAAGGACGCTGGCATTGACTATCAAGCCTCGCTGAACACCGGTATTCAGAAGGGCATGTCGACGCTGGAATCCAGCTTTGCCCTGGCCATGAAATACATCCAGGCCACCGACCCGGCCAAAGCCGCGAAGATGGCCGAAGCCCAGGCCAAGATCAGCAAGGAGACGGATCCAGAGAAAGCCAAGGCGGCGCTCGATGCCCTGGAGAAATCCCTGCGAACCGGTGACCTGTTCGCCGACATGCAGGTCAAGGCAGCACTCACGGCCTACTCGCAAAACCGGGAGCTGTATGAGCAACTGAAGAAGGACTCGCAATCCTCCGGCGGGATCCTGGATAAGAACTTGGCCGAGCGGCGCGAAACATCGAAACAGATGTGGGACGAGCTGGGGCAAGCGGTCAGCGATGGCATGCGCAGCATTGGCGATGCCATCCGGCCTGCGACTGATGCGGTTGCCCAGGGCCTCACCTCCGTTGTGCGTTGGCTGACAAAACTGTCGGACGGCGCGCAACCGGTGGTGCTCGGTATAGCTGGCATCACCGCCGGATTGATAGCGCTCAAGTCGGCGGCCAGTGCGGTCAAGATCGGCAAAGGTCTGTACAACATCACTCGCGGCCGGGCGACGGAGCGAGGCGTCGGCTCGCTGGGTGAAGCCGTCGCCAAGGCGCCGAAAACCGGTATCAAGACGGTGGATAAGGGGCTCGGCGTTCTCGGTAAGCTGATGGGGGCAGGCAATGATGCCGGTGCAGGGCTTAGTACTGAGCCGCAACGTGTGTTTGTCGTCAACGCTGATGCGATAGGCCGGGCAGGCTCTGGTCCAGGCGCTGATCCTGGTGGCGGTGCTGGCAGACGTCAGCGTGGTCGACGCGGTCGCCGTTCCGGTATCGGAACCATCCCACGGCGCCGATTGCCCGGCCGGGTGGCCAGTCCTCCGGCCGTGTCAGCGCCTGCCGCTGTGTCTGTCATGCCAAAGGTGGGGCTGTTGGCTGCTGCGCCTATGGCTGCTGCTGCGGAGGCAGCGTCCGGTGGCTCGCTCGGCCGTGCGGTTCAGTCGATCAGGGGCATCACCCGAGCCACCAAACGTCTCCCCGGCGGTAACGTACTGGATGCAGGTGTGGGGGTCTTGGATACGGCACTCAACGCCATGACCCAAGACGAAAAAGCCGAGGGCTATGGCGGGGCTGCAGGTGGTTTCGCGGGCGCCCTGGCCGGCGGTGCTGCAGGGGCCGCTATTGGTTCGGTGGTGCTGATCATCGGAACCGCTATCGGTGGCGCAATTGGTGCCGCGTTGGGCGGCCTGGGTGGGGAGAGTATCGGCAGTTTCTTAGGGAAATCCTGGTTCGGCAGCGAGGCAAAAGCCGAAGAGGCCAAGCCTCCTGAGGTTGCCAAGACCGCTGACCCAGCACCGCCCGTACCGCCCAAGGTTGAACAGGCTTTCAGCTTCGCGCCGAATGTTTCCATCACTGTTCAGGGCGATGTGAAAGACCCTGCGCAGCTGGCTAGGGAGTTGGAGCCGCACTTGCGTCAGATCATGGAGGCTTTCTCTCGAGAGACGCTCGCTCGACAGTCGTCGAGCCAGTTGTTCGATGCTCCCCACGTTTAAGGAGGTGCCATGGCCTACATGGAGCAAATGCAATCGGCGTTGAAATCGCTGCTTGCAGCGGGGGAGTCTGGCCGTACCAGTCTCGACGGCATGTTGGGGCCACTTAACGGCGCCATCAGCGACATGACGGGCGCCGCCTCGGAACTGGAAGGCGTACCCTTCATCGGGCCGGCCATCGGCGCCAAGGTCCAGCGGACCATGCGAGCCATCAACGCGGCGCAGTCCGTCGTAGGGCAGGTGGCGGCCAGATACAATCAGGCCGTTAACGCCGCCAGTCAGGTGCAGGAACGATTGGGCTCGCTCAGGGACCAGGCGGGCAAGGCGGGCGCGGCGATCAATCGCATCGCCGGGCAGGTGAGTCCGTCGCTGAGCAACATCCTGCCCACCGGGGCATTCACGCCACAGCTGACCCCTGCGGCCGACGCTGTGAAACCCTTCCCGCATCTGCTGATCATGCAGCCCCTTGAGCCGAACGCCCAGCCGTACTACTTCAACTTGGATACGGCGGCGTTCGAGGAACTGCGTCGGCAGACATCGTTCCGCTGGGCTGGACAGGAACGTCTGACGCGCAGCATTGCCCAGCAGGCGGTCGGCCAGGGAGAAGACAAGATCACCCTAAAGGGGGCGATCTTCCCAGGCTTCAAGGGAGGGCTCAAACAGCTGGATACCTTGCGCACCATCGGCGACCGTCTGCAGCCGGTGAACCTGACCACCGGCTACGGAGAAGTGCTGGGTACCTGGTGCTTGCTCAACATCGAGGAAGAACAAAGTCACCTGCTCGCCGGTGGCATCCCACGGAAGCAATCCTTTTCACTGGAGTTTGTGAGCTATGGCGACGACCTGCAGAACGTCTGATGGGGATCTGTTGGACACCGTTTGCCACCACTACTACGGCCATCTGAATGGCACGGTGGAGGCCGTGCTCGCCGCCAATCAGGGGCTGGCCGATGAGCTTCAACCGTTTCGCGCTGGGGTGATCATCGTACTGCCGGATCTGCCAGCGCAAACGCTGGAGGAGGTGCAATTATGGGATTAATCCCTGCCCTCACATCCACGGGCCCCGCCTTGTGCGGGGTTTCTTTTATCAGGAGGGCCATCAATGAAGCCTACCTTTCGCATTGTCGCGGACGGCAAGGATATCACCACGCGGATCAACGACCGTCTGTTGGAGCTGCGAACTTCGGACAAGCCCGGCATGGAGTCGGACGACTTCGAATTGCGCATCGATGACCGTGATCAAGCAGTCACGTTGCCCACTCGGGGCGCGAGTATCGAGGTGTACCTGGGCTATACCGATAAAGCCTTGACCCGGTTGGGTCGGTATACCGTGGATGAAGTCGAGGTGTCCGGTCCTCCAGACACACTGGTCATCCGGGGCAAAGCCAGTGACATGCGCGGCAGCGGTAAGACCGTGCGCAGCGGGTCCTGGGAAAACGTACCGCTGCAGCAGATCGTCCGGGATGTGGCGGCGCGCAATGGCTGGCAACCGGTGTGCCCGGTGCAAACCAAAGTGCCCCGCATCGACCAGCTCAACGAATCGGATTACAACTTTATCACCCGCGTGGCCAAGCAGTACGACTGCACGGCAAAGCTGGCCGACGGCAAGCTGCTGGTGATGCCCCGCCAGGGCAGTCAAACCGCGAGTGGCAAGAACCTGATCCCGGTGGTCCTGGGCCGCAGCGACCTGAGCCGCTATCAATTCCGCTTCGGTGACCGCAACACACAGAAGGCGGTGCGCACCAAACATCAGGACAAGAAAACGGGCGCCCTGCAGGTGGTCGAGCTGGGGAACGATGAACTCCCCGACGGCCTCCCTGCGGTCCACACCGACCGGCATATCTACCCGAACAAATCTGCCGCCGAGCAGGCCGCTAAGGCGCGTTTGGCTGCGTTCAACCGCAGCACTGCCGGCGTGCGCCTGGAAATGGTCGGTCGAACCGATGTTTTCGCCGAGCGGCTCATTGTGGTCCAGGGCATCAAGCCGGGCCTCGACGGGGAGTATCTGGCGGACGCGGTAGAGCAGTTATTCACAACCGCCGGCTGGACCACCGTCGTCGAATGCAACGGCGGCAAGAAGGGCAAGGCCAATGCCAATGGCAAGAAAAAGAAGAAGGAAGCCAAGCCGGTCAAGGTCGTCCAGCTTTAAGCGCACTCAGCACTACCTCAAACACAACCGCAACCCGCCATCGAGCGGGCTTTTTTTGGAGCCCCCATGCCACTCACCGAGCAGCAACTACAGCGCATCATGCCCAACGCCCGCCGCCAAGCGGGCGTTTTCGTATCGGCCCTGAACGCCGCCATGGCACATCGACAGATCGATACGCCCAAGCGGCAGGCGGCATTCCTGGCCCAGGTTGGGCATGAGTCCGGCCAACTGCAGTACGTGCGGGAGCTGGGCGGCGATCAATACCTCCGCAAATACGACACCGGTTCGCTGGCTTCGAAACTCGGCAACACCCCCGAGCCCGACGGAGATGGCCAGCGCTATCGCGGTCGCGGCTTGATCCAGGTGACGGGGCGCAACAACTACCTGCGCTGCAGCTTGGCGCTGTTCGGTGACGAGCGTCTGTTGCGTACGCCCGAACTGCTGGAGCTGCCCCAATGGGCGGCCGAGTCGGCTGCATGGTTCTGGTGGGTCAGGGAACTGAACGTGCTGGCTGATCGGGATGAGTTCGAAATGATCACCCGGAAAATCAACGGCGGGCTCAATGGCCTACAGGATCGGCTGCAGCTGTGGGAGCGGGCGAGGGCGGTATTATGCGTCTCGTCGACCTAATTCCGCTGCAATACCGCGTGTTGGTCGCCGGGCTTCTACTGTGCGCTTTGGTCGCCGTTTCGGCGGCCATCGCCTGGACGGTTCAGGGCTGGCGATACGGTCTGCAGCTCGAAAAACAAGCCCGGCTCCACACCAAAACCCTCAACCAGATAACCCTGGCCTCGGCCGCGCTGCAGCGTACCGAGCAGGACAAGCGCCTGGCCCTGGAACAGCGGCTGGCCACCAATGACCAAACCCACTATCGAGCCCTAACAGATGCCCAACGTGATCAGGATCGCCTGCGTGATCGCCTCGCTACTGCTGATGTCCGGCTGTCAGTCCTACTCGACGCCACCGATACCGCCAACGGCTGTGCAATGCCAGCCTCCGCCAGCGCCGGCGGCGTGGTTCATGGAGCCACACGTGCCCGACTTGACTCGGCGCATGCTCAACGAATTATCGGCATCACCGATGCCGGCGACCGGGGGCTGATTGCCCTGGCGGCTTGTCAGGCTTACGCACGAAGCCTATCAACACCTGATGATCCGCAGTAATGGGCTACTCGCTCACCGCGCTGATACTGGAGACTTTTCCATCAGCGAAATGAACGCGGACGCTTGAGCAGTTCGGTTGACTATTGAAACAAAGGTAGGTCGCGGTTTTTTCGGTGACTTGACCTTTTGCATTTTTATGAAAAGCAATCTTGGCTCGATTCAAACCATACGCGGCATAGGCTAGGCATTCTGGATCGCCAACGCGGACGTCCTGAATTTCTGCACGTTGTGCTTGTGAGCTGGTTAGCGTGCCTGATGCTACGAGTCTTTGTAGCACCGCAGGCTCCTTGAACTTATTGTCCCAACGATAGCGCCCGCAGGTGCTGTAGGCGTCCTCGTTGGTGTTTTCTGTCCATCCGCTTTCGTATGCACTCGAAGGCTTGCTTACGCATCCAGCTACTTGGGAAAGGAGCGCTAACACCAAAACCGTATTTAGAACCTTCATATTCCGTTATCCCCTCATGTGAAAAGAGCGACCACCTTCCATGCGTCAACATGAAGGTGGTCACCGAATCTGCAGAATCGTCCTGCAAGTCCAGCCAAGGCTCTCGCTTCGTGCACAAAGCGCGGCGAGCCTAGCACCTGTTTATCCATACAGTAAAGGTCTTGCTTTCAATGTCTTCTCCCATCATCCCTTGGATGGGCGGCAAGCGCCGCCTAGCCGACCGCCTCATCCCGCTTTTCCCGCCTCACGAATGCTATGTCGAAGTCTTTGCCGGCGGCGCCGCGCTTTACTTCATGCGCCCTCAGGCCGCCCCGGTTGAAGTCCTGAACGATATCAACGGCGACCTGGTGACGCTCTACCGCGTCGTGCAGAACCACCTGGAAGAATTCGTGCGCCAATTCAAATGGGCGCTCAGCTCCCGCCAGGTGTTCGAGTGGCAGAAAATGACCCGTCCTGAAACCCTCACCGACATCCAGCGCGCCGCCCGGTTCTTCTACCTGCAGCACCATGCCTTCGCCGGCAAGGTCACCAGGCAGACGTTCGGCACCGCGACCACTGGCCCGGCCATCAACCTGCTGCGGATCGAGGAGAACCTCTCGGCCGCATGGCAGCGACTGTCCGGTACCTACGTCGAAAACCTCCCCTGGCTTGATTGTGCTGAGCGATACGACCGCGCTCATACGTTCCACTACATGGACCCGCCGTACTGGCAGACCGCTGGTTATGGGGTGGATTTCCCGTTCGAGAATTATGAGCGGATGGCTGACTTCATGCGCCGTTGCAAGGGCAAAGTAATGGTCAGCATCAACGACCACCCGGACATCCGACGTGTGTTCAAGGGCTTTCACTTTGAGACGCTGGACATTCGGTATAGCAACACGAACCAGCGTCAGGGCAAGACCGAAGTCAGCGGCGAACTGGTGATCATGAACTGGGAGCCGTCAGCATTGGGAGGTCTGTTTTGATGATTGTCGCGCTCGATCTGATCCGCTTGCCATGTGATTACGCTGGAGCGTTACTGTGGTCACACAAACAAAGAACCAAGACGATGGAAACCGAAACCGCTGACAAATACTTGAATATCTTACCCTCCGCTCTGCTGGCAGCGGTGGCACGTGGAGAGGTAGATCTCAACCATTGGGCCGGCGTAGTGCTGGCTGGGCGGGGGTTGGACCAGGATGCACGCTGGGTGGGGTTCCCAGAGGCGGCCCGCCTCCAGGATCAACGTAGTCAGGCTTAATTTTCTTCCGGACTCCAGGGGAGCAACAACTGTGCTCCCTGGTTTTTGACGTTTCCCACCTCTTTGCCCACGGCATACCATTCGAAATCCGTTTCCGGCCGGGAATGGTTTTTAGCCATTTCCTCTGCCTTCGCTGGACTGAGATCTGGATCCAGCCATTGTCTGGCTTCTTCAGGTGATAACACCAGTGGCCTGCGATCATGGATATCCACCATGCCCTGTTCGCAGGACGCGGTAATAACCACAAAGCCGTCACCGTCGCGCTCGTCCAGCCCTGGACGGGCCTGTGCGAGCGCCCCGTAGAACATCGGCTTTTGATTTTTCAAGCGAATGAAATACGGCTGCTTTTTCTTTGGATCACTTGGGTCTTTAACCCACTCATACCAGCCCTCGCTGGGCACCAGTGCGCGCCCGGCCGGCCAAAGCTGTTTGAAAAATTTTCCCGTCGTAATGGTCTCGATCCTTGCATTAATCGGATCCGGACGTTTCCCCTTCGCCCAAAAGGGCGCCCATCCCCATCTCACTGGCGTGATATGAACGCCTGCCTCTGTGCTGTGCAGGATCTGTACACGGGTCGTCGGAGCCACGTTGTACCGGCTGATCGGCTCCGCGTCGTACCCGCCGAACAATGGCAGTTGAGGGCCTAGCTCCTCCATAAACACGGCCATCCCCTCGTACTGCACGAATCTCCCGCACATGAGCTGTCCCGCCTGTCAGATTTTTCCTATACAAAATTGACCGCGAACCTTGTACAAAGTTAACTGTATGTTTGTACAGTATTTTGGATCGTGCGTCATGAGCTATTCAATTCTAGGCCCTATTGCCGAAGGTGGCTTGAAGCTGCCCTTGTGTTCGTTTCGAGTGCCCGCCGGGTTTCCTTCTCCGGCGGCGGACCACATCGAAGCGCACATCTCATTGGATGAGGTTCTGAACATTCGCGCCCCGCATGTCTACCTGGTGTCCATTGCTGGAGAGAGCATGCAGGGCGCTGGAATCTTTGAAGGGGACTTGGCCGTTGTGGATCGTGCGATGGAGCCTGCGCATGGTCACATCGTCGTGGCGCTGCTGAACAACGAACCCGTGTGCAAACGCCTTTGCATTCGTGGGAAGGAGGTGGTTCTCCTGTCGGAGAACCCAAAGTACCCACCGAGGTACGTGCTCGAGGGCGATGAGCTGGTCATCTGGGGCGTCATCACCTGCAGCGTGCGCAGCCATGTCTAAAGCCCAGCCTGTTTTCGCCCTGATCGATTGCAACAGCTTCTACGCCAGTTGCGAAAGAGTGTTCCGCCCAGACCTGGCCCGCGTGCCCATTGTGGTGCTTAGCAACAACGATGGCTGTGTGATCGCCCGGAGCTACGACGCTAAGCCCTATGTGAAAATGGGCGAGCCGTATTTTCAGATCAAGCACAAGCTGGAGAAGCACGGCATTGTGCCGTTCTCGTCGAACTACGCGCTTTACGGCGACATGAGCGAGCGCGTGATGACGCTAATTGAATCGATGGTGCCGGCCGTCGAGGTCTATAGCATCGACGAAGCCTTCGCGGATCTGACCGGCATTGACGGCCGGGATGCCCTGGGTCGCAAGATCCGCAGCCATGTGCTGCGCTGTACTGGCATCCCGGTTGGGGTAGGGATCGCTCACACCAAGACCCTGGCGAAGCTCGCGAACCACACAGCCAAGCGCCTGCAGGTACAAACGGGGGGAGTGGTCGACATCTGCGACCCGTTCAAGCGCGACTGGGTGCTGCGTAATACTGATGTGTCCGAGGTTTGGGGTGTTGGTCGCAAGATGAAACTGCACTTGGACACCCTGAGGATCAAGACGGCCATGGATCTGGCCAAGGCCGATCCTTGGACGCTTCGCAAGAAATTCAGCGTAGTGATTGAGAAGACGGCTCGCGAGCTGGCCGGCACGCCGTGCCTGGAGCTGGATGAGCCGGATCCGCCGAAGCAGGAGATTTGCTGTAGCCGGATGTTCGGTAAGCGGCTCACGGAGCTGGCACCGATCAAGGAAGCGGTGGCCACCTACATGATGCGTGCTTCGGAAAAGCTCAGGGCGCAGAATTCGCTTTGCAAGAAAATCCGGGTCAGCATCCGCACCGGCATGTTCAATCCAGAGGAGGCTAAGTACGCCAATGGCGTGCTGATCGATATGCCGTACCCCACGGATGATGTCCGATTGCTGACCAAGGCTGCGGTGGACGCGCTTGACCGAGTGTTCCGGCCAGGCTTCAAGTACAGCAAGGCTGAGGTGTTGTTGATGAACCTCTGTCAGCCAGGGGAGTACACCGACGATCTATTTGCCAATTCCCAGCCTGCCGACGCCACGAAGCTGATGGCGGTGTTGGACCAGATTAACGGGCGTTGGGGTAGGGGGACGCTCCGATCAGCAAGCGTTCCAGCCAATCCAGGCTGGGGAATGCGACGAGAAATGATGAGCCGAAGTTACACTACGAAAATGGATCAGCTATGGGTGGTCGTATGTAAATAGTTTAGTGCGCCGCTGTCCTCCCCAGTCTTCTCTAACTATTAGCCGACGCGAGGGCAAAGAGATGGGGGCGGAAATTTCGTGCGGCCGTGAGGTTTGATTTTGATTTTGATTGCGCGTTAATGCCGAGCGCTACTGTTATTCACGGCTCGGCAAATATTCTGACTGTACGAAGCAGGTGTTAGTTTGCGGGATTAGAAGGCTGGGAGAAGGCGGTCCTGAGCCGGTCTTTGAATGGGCCGGAAGTGATTTTTCCGAAACGAATAAAAGGCTTCTCGATTTTGTAATAGCAGTAGGTTGCGGCGATCAAGACAATAGGGGCCACTATAAAGAATGCAAACTGAGAAAGCGTTAAATTTTTTACGAAACCTTTGTATAAATGCTTTTGCATATAAACGAATAGTAGGCCATGGAGCATGTAAACGGAGTAAGAAATTTCCCCGAGATGCTTCAGTGCTTTCTCCAGCCAGTTTTTGCCGGTGGCATTTAGATTGAAGCATGCATAGCAAGCAGCGAGGCTAAACGCAGTGAAAATCAAACGATTCGTTGAGGTCACTAAATCAATGGCGTTAGGCGTATTTTCGAACAGGAATAGCCCGCTTAGGCTAAGAGCTAAAAGGGCGACGTAAGCCAAGCGGGGAAGCGTCAGATGGTGGGCATGGGCACTCGCCTTTGCCAA